CAACCCGCCGGTGGCCTTGGGTCCCATAGGGTAAGAAATTCGTAAAAGTTTGTGCTGTTCTGGCACGTTTCGTGCGTCTTTGGCACGAGCGTTAGCTTTTCATTCACTAATTCATTAGAACGTATGCGCACATTCATATTTCTTTAATTATTTCATGTGCTTACCACATTCATACACAACACAATGTTAACGTATCACATTGGTACAGGGCAGGGGCATGGGGGCAGGGGCATGGGGATAGGTGCATGTGCATGCGCACATGCTCAACAGACAGTAAATCAGCATGGTGTGCAAGCTCTTAATAGCCTCGGGGGTTGTATATACAAGGCCTAGAATACGCTTTTCAGGACTAGATTAACCTTCCCTAGCAACCCCTTAACCTGGAGGGGGCAGGCCTTCCCCCCTGGCAAACATGAACGAATGTTAATCTTCCCTACCAAAGGTAAATTTAGTCCTGAAAAGCACCAAAAAGGACTAGCACATACAACCCCTAGTAGGTTAAGGAAGGTTAACCTACTCCTAAAAGTAGTCATCTAGGACATGTGTCATTCCGGGACAAATTCTTAAGGCGGCAGACGCCTTCGAAAAGGCTTGTTAATCTGTCCGGCGCTTCCAGGGTGAGGCCTTGCAGCCAACGTCGAATAGCTCGCATAGCTCTCTAGCGCGCTCCCGTTCGGCCTTGCGTGCGCTGCCTTTGGGCTTAGGGCAATCGCTCCCGTATTTCTCGCACCGGATCTTGGCGCGTGCTTTCTCGATCGAGGCGGCCTTGCGCTCGGCCTTGAATTCTTTCTCTTGCGCCGTTTCGATCGCGAGCCACGGATTGGGCTTGGCTTTCTCAGGATCTTGTTTGGGGGCGGGAAGGTAGGCTAGCGCGCTCGGAAACTCACCAACGATTTCATGCTTGGGGCTTGCGAGCGCTGTGAACGTCGCTAGAGCGGCAACGCACGTTGCAGCTGTGAAAACGTATTCGTTCGCAAGGGGGGCGCCTAGACGGCGCGCCAATGCGAGCAACGCTAGCTTGTCGGCGTATATGCGGCGAAGGTTTGGATTGCTCATTTGGGCAAGCTCTGAGGAATGGCACAACGAATGTCTAGGGCGGCTTCCTTCACGCGGTCGGCCGCGCCTAGCAGATCTAGGCGTTGTGCGCGGTCACTATGGTGCATCGGGATAGCCAAGCGCTCGACACGGTCGGCGACAGCGTCAAGCACGATTGCCAGCTGAGCGGGGCTCAAATGCTCAAAAGTGCGCAACCATTCAAGGCGGTTTACATTCCAATCGTCATAGGGTGCGACGGTCACGCCTTCGCCCATGGTGATTTGAATGGTTTGGCTCATGGCGCGAACCAATCAAGCGTTTTCGTCGCCTCGTGCATGGCGCGAACCTTGGCAAAGTCCGCATTTGGGAAGCAATGCGGAAAAGCCAAAATTTGCGACCATGAGTCAAACGCGGATGCGCGAATATCGTACGGAATATCGGCGACGCAATCGGCGCAAAAGTGTGCGGCAAGAATGTTTGGCAATTTTTGCATAGCCTAGGCTCCCATCGTGACATGATTGCGCCAATCGTCAATTTCCCATGCGGCGGGCTTGACGTCGTCAACGTAGCAACGGCCGGTCCCGGTGCACCATGACGCAACACAAACTTGCGCGCCGCTCATTGTGAAAAGCGTGGACTGATACCGCAAGTGAAGCGCACGCGGAAAGCGTTCGCGCCGCGTCTTATTCCAGGTCTCATAATCCATGGCACTTTCTCCCGTTGTCCGATAGGAGGAGTATCGGCGCCCGGCCTTAACAGCGAGTTAAAAACCGGGCACCCTGCCGAATTAATCCGCCTTGCCTTCGATCCACTCGTAAATAGGCTCAATGATTGCTTGCATTGCGGCGTTGTCTGAATGGTCGCTGATTAGGTCCACATCATTCCCGTAAATCAGCCAAACCCAACCGACGCACTTGCTTTCCATGTCGTGGATCACAAGCCGATCGCTGTCGGTTGAAGCCATGGCTTCAAAAATCGCGGCTTCATTCGTGCTCAGCTTGATCGAATAGGCCTCCCCCTCCCAAACGGAAACTTGAAAGCGCTTGCGGATAATGTCGCGAACCAAGCGTTGCGCAATCGTGCGCTCGACTAGTGCGGCGTTTTTCGTGAGTGACATAGTTTAGGCTCCCATCGTGACATGATTGCGCCAATCGTCAATTTCCCATGCGGCGGGCTTGACGTCGTCAACGTAGCAACGGCCGGTCCCGGTGCACCATGACGCAACACAAACTTGCGCGCCGCTCATTGTGAAAAGCGTGGACTGATACCGCAAGTGAAGCGCACGCGGAAAGCGTTCGCGCCGCGTCTTATTCCAGGTCTCATAATCCATGGCACTTTCTCCCGTTGTCCGATAGGAGGAGTATCGGCGCCCGGCCTTAACAGCGAGTTAAAAACCGGGCACCCTGCCGAATCTCAGCGGACAAGGTTAATCAAACGTTCCCTTGCCTGCAAGGCGTCGTAAGCCTTGTTTTCTAGGTAGGCTTGCACACGCGGTTCATAACCGTCGCAAGCCGCGTCTTTGCTGTATTGCGCGGCAAGGCCTGTTAGAGCCTCAATGGCAAGCGCAAGCCTCAATTTGTAGTCCGCATAGGGCGTTTGATTGGAAGGCTTCACGGGGCTTCCCTTTCGATTGTGAGACGGGAGGGCGAACCGCCCTCCCGTTGTTGGCTTCCTAGGCCGCTAGCAACGCGTCGGCAGCGTCGAATAGCTGCCGATTGAGTTTCACGTTGGCGTCAATCGCAGTGATCGAGCGAAGGCGATTGCCGCGCATGGGGCGAATAACGTTTTCTTGCACGCGGTTGAAGACGCTCCAAAGGTCCGAACCGGCATCCTCAGCGCGCCGCACATAGTCGAGCGTCGGAAGCTTGCCAGCGTCGCGGCGAGCGTCGAAAGCGTCGCCGAGCCGGATGCGTTGCGCGGTCTCGACAAAGCTCGCGATTGCGTCGTCGCTCAGCTGTTTTGCGCGATAGGCGTCGACACGGTCGGTCACCATGTGCAGGTTATCAAGCACGCGATAGGTCCCGTCGATCACCTTGCTCGACACGTTGGCGCCGGAATGGCGGACCGTGACCGCGTCAAGAATGCTCCCGGCAATCAGGCCATTTGAGCAAATGAAGCGGATATAACCGGCAAACGCCTTCCAGCTGCTAGAGCCGTCATGCGAATTCGTCCATACAATCTCCGGCGCGCCGTCGCTTGTGACCGTTGCGTCGATCTTCCGAAAGCGCAACATGTGCTTTTCGTATCCGATGCGGTCCGCCTTGCGTGTCCGCGACACGGTCACAGAGTGAAGCGCAAAACCGTTGCCCGTCAAGTCTCGCACGATGTCGGCAGTTGGAATGTGCTTGTAAGTCTCTCCCGTTGATGGCGCGCCATGTGTCCGACTCAAGGTCGGAAACGCGGCGAACACGTCGTCAATATTGAGTGGGTTGGCATGGTCGTAAATTGTATTAACGCGCATGGCTGTATTTCCCTTTACGGAACCCTGTCCCTTTGTGCCGATAGTCAAGAGGCTTGTCGGTTTCGGCATGCCGATAGCCTAAACTCATGGCGCCTTCGAAGTGTCGCCGCGTCGCCTTCGCTTCGCGGGCCTTTTGGCGCTCAATCTCTTTTTCGCGTGTCATGGTACCTCACAGAACGATTGTGAAAGCGACAAGCGTGACAACGGCGCTAACACTGCAAGCCACGACAAGGCGCGCGATTGCGGCGGCCTTGCGAGCCGATGCGGCTTGCATTGCGTTGCGCACCGCGACGTTGCCAGCGTTGACATCGGCGCGCCGAAAATCTGTGGCGAGCTTGCCGCGTCCGATTGCGTTGTATCCGATCTTGCTCACTTGCGTTGCTCCCGTTGTCTGATGTGAGCAAGATTGCCCGAAACGTTCTAAGAAAGTGTTACGATCCGGGCAATCTGACAGCCTTACAAGCCCATGGTTAGCGCAACGTTATCACGCGTGCGGTATTCGGTTTTGTGCCCGTCTGCCGTGATTGACAGGACCGTGCGCACGTCAACGCTTCGAAAGCCTTTACTATCCACGCTATAGACGTTCACAAGCTCAGGATGATTGCGGCGCCGCGTTTCCGTGGCCTCAGGGCGCGTGCCAGTCACGCGATATTTTTCCTCCGCACGTTGCACGATCAATTCGCGGATCGAGCCGTCTTTTTTGACGAATTCGATTTTCGCGAAGCGATTGCCGAGACTGTCGAGCTTGTCAACAATTTGAGCAGTGATAGACATTTTTCGTTAGCCTTTCTTGCCTTGTGTTAACTCAATTCACGCTGCGGCGCGCACAAAACCGCTTGTGTCGCCGATTGCCTTCCCTTTAGCACGCAATCCGATAACAACGCCTCTCGGATCGGCAAACCTCGCGTCGCTTTCGTCGCCGTCAATGACGCGATACGCCTTGTCGCAAATTGTGAACGTATCGGGCAATGGCTTGCCGCGTTTCACGTCGAAAACAACTGCGACATTAAAACCCTGATTGAATGCCACGCTCGCATGTGCATCGTTGTTTTCCGCAAGCGAAAACGTAAGTTTGTAGTTGCTCGGAACGTTTCGTCGGTTGGCAATCTTTGTGTAATCATAGAATACAACGTCATTAAATAATTGCATCAAGTTAGCGTAAGTGACACCCTTAAGCGTGACCGGTTCGCGTTCCCACCGCATGTCTGAGGTAGCATTGAGCCGAACGGCACAAATCATTCCAGCCTTGCGCGCCTTGGTATTCAGATTGTGTATCTCATTGGCAAGCGTCACCATGAACGCGGCGCGTTGCTCAAAGAATGCGACCGTGCGCGCCTTGCGTGCCCGATCTTTGCCCGCCATTGCAACAGGATTGCCCGCAGTGTGAAGGCATGCCGCTTTGCAGCCAAGCGTTGCCATGGGGCATACATTCCAGCCTGACAGATTTGCGGGCGCCAAATGCAACGGCGCCGTCATAACGCCTTGTGCGAGACCCTTTGCAATCTTCGGATTGCTATCAGGCCGGGCAAGCAACGTCGAAAAGCCGTAAGGCTTAAGCGTTGCTCGTGCTGCTCTCACTTCACGGTTGATTTGCGTTTCAATCCACGGCATGACTTGCGTTCCCTTCGTTGATGGTTTCGCCTAGGCTACTCGTCCAGCTCGTCCCCCGTGTCGGCGTCTACCTCGTATTTCTCCTCGATGTATGCGCGGGCCTCCTCGATGGTGTCGAAGATGTCCCAGTCCGTGCAATCCATGTAGCCGGGGGCGGACAGGCGAACGCCGATCTTGTCCTTGTGCGTCTCGACCGTCCACACTTCGCCTTCGTAGTAGTCGCCCACCTGGCAGAAGCCACACACACTGGCAGGGATGCGGGCCCCACCATGCGACCCGTCTACAACGTGCCAGTCGCCTTTCAGGTATTCCGGTTTCATGAAGGTCATTGTCTTCGCTCCTCGATTTATGGCGTACAGTGTACATCGAAGGCGTACCCCTATGGCATGGGCACGCCTTCAATCTGCACTGCTTCAGTTTGGCCCCATCATGCCGCGTCGATACGTGGCCCGAATGTCCAGCACTCTGAAGGCGTAGAACCGCGCATCCCCTGCCTTCCTGAATGCTTGGCCCGTCATATCAGCGTATATATTCGGGCTGGCATTGGACCCGCCGAACATTAGCCGGAAGCCTTCGGACGCGTTGCCCCAAACTTCGGCACGCTCGCCTGTGGCCTTGGCGGCTTCAGCGTACGTCAACCATTCTCCGTTTCGCATAATCCTCATTGCTCTAGCTCCCCTGGTTGATGGCTCGACAGTTGATTTGCGTTTCAATCCACGGCATGACTTGCGTTCCCTTGTGCTTGCGTGTGAGCACAGAAAGCGCCTCAAAGATTAAAAAAGTGTTAAGAACCGGGCGGATTGTCCGATCTCACAAATCAAGGTAAAGATTTGGTTGACGTGGCAAGTCTGGCGCGCCGCATGCATGCTGGCACGGCGAGACGCGGCCTTAACGCCCGGTAAATTCACCGCGCGCTAAGCTTAACGAAAGGTAAATTAACGGATTAGAAAGGTTAACGATCGGTTAAATTAACGATTTTTTAACGTGTGTTAATGCGCGTTAACGCGGCGTTAACCGAGCGTGACCAGGACCATATGAGCGCGCGTGTGATGATAAGCGCGTGATGAGTGGCGCGCGTGATGAGCGCCGCGTGATGTCGAGCGCGTGATGTCGAGCTCGTTTTCGTGGGCGCATGAGGGCGAGGGCGGGCGTGTGATGAGCGGCGTGTGATGAGAAGCGTGTGATGATCTGCAAGGGCGCATAGAAACCAGCGTATGATGCGCAGAACTGCATCAACCTACAGGAGGACCCGATGAACAAACGACCCAACACCACCTTCATGATGCCGCACGAATTCACGGCGCTGGCACAGGAGCTTTTCGGACGGCATGGCTGGCGTGCTGACATGTCGATCAGAACCGGCATCGACGAGCGCACACTGCGACGCTGGCAGAATGGCGAGTGTCCTGTGCCGGCATATGCTGCGCTGATCCTGCAATCATTCAAGCGCTTGCGTGATGCCAACATCGAGTGGCCAGATGCGCCCGAGCGTGTGACGCGGGCGACGTTGCCCGCGCCGCCGAAGCGTGAGCGCGCTGCCACAAACTACCCGGTCGATATCGATTGGAGTGAGGGAAATTAGGGGCATTTTTTCTGACAAGCCCTGCCCCCTCAAAAATCTGAAAGGGTCCACCCGGTCAAAAATTTGGGTGGTACCCTGCCGCACATAAATCTCGATGGTACCCTTATGCAGCGCGCATGTGCACCTGCTTGGACAAACTTCCCCGGCGACCCTGCCGCTTCCCAATATGCTTGGTACCAGTGCCCTTGAGTTTCTTCGTGCCACCCATGGTGCGCTTGGCAGCCCACTCCAAATACTGAGACGTGCTGTCCACCTGATCGTCGTCGGTCCCATTCGGGAAGGCCAGAAGCTCCGCCTCGTATTCCGGCAGCCACGGCGCCGACTGAGGAAGATAGACGACACCACTCTCGATCACAGGCGTGACGCGGTCGAAGCGGAACTCTTTCGAACTGTCAACAGGAATGGCAATGATCGGCGCGGGAGCTTTGCCTGCCCGCTGTTGAATGTAAGCGGTACCATGGCCTTTGTCTTCGACGATGATCACGTTCGCATTCCACTGCGTTGCCGTGTCCTCGATCATCTTCGTCAAGCCGGTGATGTCGGTCTTCTTGCGCACGACATGTACGAGATAGTGCTTGCCATCCATCGTCTCGATCCACACGGTGCACACCGAATAGTTCGAACGCTGTGTCGGCTTGTTCGCGCAGTCGACTGACACGGTGATGCGGCGGACAACCTTGCTCGTGAGGCGCCCACTGAGATCGATTTCGTCGCGTGGTATTTTCGTGAAGCGTTGAAACCACTTCGCCTGCACCATGTTGCCCTCGCCGATGATCGGCACGCCTTTGTAGAGCGACCACCAATCAGCGGCGGGCAACGTCGCTTTCATTTCCATCATGTGTTCGACGCCGAAGTAATCCCACAACGGCTGACCCATATCACGGCCCATGCGATCGGCCGCCATTTCGGCTTCCGTCTCAATGATGCCAGTGAGATTGATGATGTCCCACGGTAGGCCGCGTCCGTCTTTCGTCATCTGCTCGACGCGCCCGATGAGATCATCGACGTGCCAGCGTGTGGCAACGATGAAGAACGCGGCACCAGGAAGAAAGCGCGTGCGGAAGTCGGCAAAGAGCCAGCGACCAACACGATCGCGGATCACTTGGCTCTCAACATCTTCGCGAGAGCCAAACGGATCATCAATGCCACCACAGTGCGCACGATAGCCCGCAATGCCTTGTCCCGCGCCTTTGCAAACATAGCCCCCACGAAAATGATCGAGGCGCCAATTGCCAGCAGCAGTCGATCGAGGAGACAGTGAAATATCCGGGAACACATCGCGGTTGCGCGGATCAGAGATAAGCGCACGAACCTCTTTGCCATACTCGTTCTCCGCGAAGTGCTGCGTGTGTCCACCTTGCAGGTATTTCCAGTTCGGCATCTTACCGAGTGTCCACGCGGGAAACATGCGTGAGAAGTATTTGGTTTTCGCGTGCCCAGGCGGAACGCTCACGGTCGAGCGCAAGCACTCGCGATGAAAAACAGATTCCAGGTGTGAGCCGAAGAATTCCATGTGAGGAGCGGGCGGCTCCTCAGGCGTCATGTACTCGACGTAGCACGTGAAGTTGTCAGGAGCAGCTAGGCGCAACTTCTCGTAGTAAGTTTCCTCAGTCTTCTCCTTCAAAGTCCATAAGCATTCGATCTGCTTCGCTAAGTCCGTCGTCTGGCTCAGCTTGACTGCCACTTCGAGCGTTTTTTCCCGCAGAGGCGTACCCCGAGCTTGGGCGGTTTCGAGCTCCGTGATCAGCTGCTGGGCTTTCTTGAGCAGGGCGCGGTACTTGATCTTCTGCTCGACTTGGAGTGCGTGAATTCCGGGCATCGATCCCATTCCGTTTTGTGCTGTTCGCGTGCTGGATGATGCCGCTGAGCTTCCCGAGGGTCTCGATCCCTTTCAAAGCCGCAGTGAAATCATCCTCCGATTGCGCGCGTTGGATGACGTTCATGGCCTGACGTTTCAGGTACGCCGCCATTTCCTCTTGCGTCATGTTGCCGGAGAGAAAGCGTTCCTCCTCTTTCTCTTTGTCAGCCTTCGGAGCGTTCTCGCGCATGAGTAACCCGTACTTCTCTCTCAGTTCCTCGATACGTGCACGGACCTTCGCACGCTTCATGTAACCAGATTGCCGAACGTTGTTCCGCAAGCTGATCCCGGCTACCAGATACGCCAGCTGTGGCGTCATTCCGTACGCCACACACGCCGCGAAGGCCTCCCACCGGGCGAGTGGCTTCAACGGCGGGCGTCCCCGTTTGCTTTTGTCGGGGGACCCAGGCGGACGCCCAGGACTACCAGGGCGCCCGAGGCGGCGGTTTTCCTCTAGCTGCTTCCGGTGATCGAACTCCTGGACAGCTTTTAACCTTGGCATCGTGTCACATAGACTAACTATCGGTTGCCTATACTACCCCTAGCGTGCTAGCGTGTCAACCACACTAACGTGAGGGTTCCCCGGATGACACGGCTGGTCGGCATCGATCCTGGTCTGACGGGCGGCATCGTCTGCCTGGACACGGATCAGCGCACCATGCTGGTCGCACCCCTCCCCGTTCGCACAGAGAAGCGCCCCAGCGGCAAGACCAAGTCCTACATCGATGAGGATGCCCTGGCGGCTCTTGTCCGCTCCTGGTGCCCGGATGAGGCCTGGGTCGAGGACGTGCACGTGATCGGAGGCAAGCAAGGTCCCGAGGAGCGTCGCCGGGACGGCGTGGTGGGTGCCTTCACGTTTGGAGAGGGCAAGGGAACGATTAGAGGGGTCCTGGGAGCCCTCGGAGTACCTCGTCGGTGGGTGAGCCCACAAAAATGGAAAAACCTCCTACGGGCCTCCTCAGGCCCAGGAAAGGCCAAAGCCGTAAAAGACCTCGCCCACCGCTACTTCCCCCTCATGGCAGCCCAGCTGAAATCCTCCGGCAAGGCCGAGGCTGCTCTCATCGCCCTGTTCGGCTGTCTCGACCAGGGCATCGTCTTCAATACCACTACTGTTGTACCGGAGCAACACTATGGTGCGCAAAAGACACAGCGGGTTTGACGACGATCTTGAGTTCGTCGAGCAGACCTATCTTCCCGCTCTGCACGTGCGTGAAGCGCGTCCCGAGGTCTTGCACCCGACAGGCCTCCTCGGACCCACCGGCAAACCCATCTTCCGGTACTACCCGCCGAGCAATCCGATCGGCTTCCTGGCGGACCTCGACGAGGACGCTGACGGCGAGAGTTACAGGTACGTCGAAGGACACGCCGACGAGACCTCTGACGACCCCGCCCTATGACTTTATGACTATGACTTGCTCCAGCCGCCCAGCCCTATAAATAGGCTCTCTCTCTCTCTCTATTATAATATATATTAAGAGAGAGAGAGAGAGATTTCTCATGCAGGGGATAGAAGAAAGTCATAAAACTCATAAGAAAGTGGAAGAAAGCAGCTAACGGCGCGGGTTTCTTCCACTATGACTTTACTCCCAAATCATATGCCAAGTCATATTTTTCGTATGACTTGACCCTCTCGCAAGGGGTTACACGTCAGTCGCGGCGACTGGGACCAGTTGGTAGCGCGCCGGGTTGACTGCCGCTTTGACCGCCTTGACGAGCGTTCCGTCCGTCAAACGCGCCGTTTTCCCTATGACTTGGCGCTTGACATAGTACCCCAGAGAGCGCGCCAGGGTCCCATCGTTGCGGCTGTCCAGACCCAGCGCAGCGATCATCGGAGACACCCCGGTGAGCCCTCCGTCAGCACCCGGAGTAGTCATGGTTTGCACCATGTCGCCGGGTCCCACACGGTCGTATTTCCACCGGTCATACCACCACTGCACGAAGCTGTTTTCCTCTCCCGCATCGTCGTTGGAAATCGCCTTGTAGTTGCCAATCGTACTCAACGCCCCGTTGAGTCCTGCCGCCTCCACAATGCCGGTCATGACGCCAGCCCACGTCTCGAACGATGCAAGTGTGCCACTACCCATGATTTTGCCCTTGGCAATCCAGTTCTGAATGAGCGTGTGGCAGGCCCAAACAAGGTCCCGGCGCGCCGACATGAGCCACGCGGCGAGCGGATAGTGTTTGTAAAGCGCGGTCGGGCGGTTCTCCGGGTCGGGGCGATTGGCATCCAGGCGGATCGGGATGAGCCGCCGATAGATTTCGTCAGAGAAACTGACGTTGTTGCCAGCGAACAGCCACAGGTTCGTCACCCGGATCGCCGCCTGGGTCATGCCACCCAGGATGCGGTCACGCCAGAACGTTGACGTGATGGCGCGTGCCAGGGCGCCACTGTCCACCTTGTGATTGATGTTGTCCCAAAAGACGATCGGGTTGCCATTCAGCAGCTGTGTTGTGATTTTCTTGACGGTCTCCTCACCCCCGTTCTTGCTCTCATTGGGAAGGCTGTCAGCAATCGCTTCGGCGCCGGTCAGAATGATCGAGGGCACGTTCGCAAGGTAGCTGGCGCCCGTTCCCCGTGTCGCCTTGTCGATATGAAATGCTGGGGCATTCCCGGCAATCATGTTGCGGGCGAACGGTTGGAGGATCATCAACATGGCATGGAGACGCGACACTCTGCCGCGTTCCCAGTTGGGCATCACGCCGCCATCACCATCATCCACATACAGCGGCATGACGTCGTCGCCGTTGAAGCTGTCGGAGAAGGGGAAGTCGCGGAGCGCTTCATCCATGATCCAGGAGATAGCCTCGTCAACTTCCTCCTCAGACGGCACCGCCGACACGGGGCGTATATCGAACGGGCAGTGAATGTAGACCTTGTTCGCCGCGTCGTATCCGTTCGATGCCAGGAGATTGCCCTCCTCACCGAACACAGGAACCTCAGAGACGCCGAGCACGACCGGCAAGTCCAATTCCTCATGCTCCGCCGCAATGGCCTGTACGACGTCCATGAAGGGCGCGTAGCCATGCTCGGCACCCGTGGTGGCGCTCACGGCTTTGAAGCTCATGCAGTTGCCCAAAACAACCGACCAGCGCGCAAGGTCCATCGGCTTGATCATGATCCCGCTCTCGGTCAGGACGATGTAAACGGCTTCGCCGCTGCCGTTCGCATAGACGTGCCGTGCCGTCTTGTTCTTCTTCATGAACACGGCACGCGCGACGCGCAGCTTGTCCTCGTGGTCCCAATCCTTCCAGATGACGCGCGCCGTCTCCGGGTTGTCGGGAACGGCGTGCCCTGCAACGGCTTCCGTGTTCGCAGCCAATTCCTCTTGTGCCACGCGCTTGTAGGCGGCGAACAGTTCCTTGAACGCAGCCATCGACGACGCGCCAAGCTTCGCACGTACCGCCGCATCGTTGATCAGCATAATGATCTTCGTCGCCGTTGCGGTCACAAGCGACAGCTTCGCCATTTCCTTCAACAGCGCGTCACGCTCCTCCGCCGTCGTCGAGGCCATGATGCGGTCGCGCAGCGTGTCGGCAGCCTCCTCACGCGCCGCAGCTTCCTCCTGCTCAGCAACGTGCTCAGAACAGAACGGCAGGGCATCCGCGATCGTCAGGCCCCGGTCCACCATGAACTTGTCGAGGTACCACAAGCGGTCGCCGTTCGCCGCCGTCTTGCACGTGTCGTGCAGACAGCCCATGTGGAAGCCGGTGCCGACGTTGTTCTCCTCGCCGTTCTTGACCATGAAGGCGCGGTCAGCATCGTCGTCGCCGTTCGTGTGACCATCAGCGTTCGGGCAGCGGAACTCATAGCCGCCGTCGATCTGATTGCGCATGCCGTCCGGCTCGAAGTGTGCCATGAAGTCAGCGGCAGCAAACGTCGCGCCGTGCTCAGCGACGAACTTCAACAGCCCCGGCGTCGCGAACGTGTTCTCACGCGTTTGCTCGGCATCGTACATGGCGGCGGCTGCCGCGTATTGATCATCATCCTCGCCCGGCAGTGCGTCTTCGACACTGACTTCCGTTTCTTCGACGCGTGCCAGATCGAGGTACTCACCCTCGATCAGACGGACTTCGTGATTGGCCTCGTCACCCACCGCGCAGCGCGGCGTGTACATCAACCGCGAAGGGTCGACGCACGACCGGTCCCAGCCCACGCCCATGAAGTCGGAAAACTTCGCGTAGAGTTCCTTCCACTTGTCGATGCGCTGGCGCTGCGTGCCCCCTTCCGAAAACGAGAATGGCTCCGACAGCACGAACAGCACACGAAAGCGCGGCATCGGATCATGCGTGACGACGAACTTCACGCCGCCTTCGACATGTTGCTTGCCACCGAGCCGACACGTCTTCGCGAGCTTCGGCGCCATTTTGGCAGTCTCTGCGAAGTAGGCGCGAATGTCCTCGTCCTGCGGGTCCCAGTGGCGTTTCTTCTGACGCATCCACGTGACGAGCTTTTGCTCGGGCACGAGCGTCTGCGTCTTCATGTGAGAGTGCGTCGTCCATATCACCGCGAACAGGCCGAGATCACGGCAGAACGCCTCCACCTTGTCGATCGATGCGCCGGTATCGACGTCCACCATGAGAATGTAATTCTCAGCGACGTTGTTTGCCGTGCGTGCGGGAGCGACGAGCGGGCCTTGCGTGATCGACAGCCCATCTTTGGCGCCGACCTTGTGCTCTTTGACCAACGCCAGAAGGGCGCCCAAAGGCGCCCGTTGATTCTTCCAGTTCTTCTCGTTCTTGCCCGCGCCGGTCGCGAATTGCACTTCCCGTTTCAAGTCAACGATGTCCGTCATCAGATCAATTCCTTCGATCAGAGCTAAGGGCAGCAAGCCGTTGATCGTGCAGGCTTTTTACGGTCCGCGCGAGCCACTGGCCTTGTTCGTAGTCCGGCGCCATGTAAATCCACTGGCGCGTCTCGACATGGAGCGCGCCAGCGTCAGCCGTCTCGATCAGGTAGAAGTCGAAAGCGTGCCAAGGCACTGACACCTTGGCAATAATTCTGCCTTGTGTCAATTTCCCTGTCGCTTCGTCACGCGCCAGAACGATCCAGCACGTGTCTGAGACGTTGTAGTCTGTGACCGGCAGCAGCTTACTCGGCCGCAGACCATCAAGGACGGAATTCAGCGTCAAGACCCCAGGGGCCTTTGTATCCGGCTCGCTCATTGTTCTTCTCCAACTTGTGGGTGAAGTACGGCCCACCCGTGTAGACGTCAAACTTTCCGGCGATCTCGACGGCCCGCAAGGCACTCGCCCCCATCGCCATGGCACCCAGCGCGAAGTCCGAGCCCGAGCCGATCGCGTGCGGCAACATGACTGGCGTGCCGTAGCCTTTGCTCTGCTCCGTGTACTGCAAAGCGTTACCGTTCGGCGTGATGACGACGACGGTGTACTCCGCTTCGATTTGCGGAGACGGCGGCTTGTCGATCGTCGCGCAGTACCAGTTCACGAACGCCATGCACGCGTGCACCATGCCGCACATGCAGAACGTGTGGCCGTCGCGGACAATCACCTTCGGCTCAAGCACCATAGCCTTGCGGCTTCCGTACGTGATCTGGCTGTCCCAGGCGACGCTCCCAGCCTTGTCAATCGCGATCGTTGTCATCCAATCCTCCCTTCATTTTCTGCGCCATGCGCCATGCTGCAATCTGTGCGATCAGCGGCGTGCGCTTGTCTGTGTGTCGCATTGCCGTCGCCGTCTCTAGGTCCTCACGCTTGATCTTTTTCTTGTGCCGGTGCTCAATCTCGTCCCACTCTGCATCGAGCCGTTTGCAGAGCAAGTCCCACGCCGGATCGGTCATGATCAGGTCGTGGTCGTTCTGGTAGAGCCACCCAGCCATCCAATAGAAAGGGACCAGCTGTGTGGCGTCGAGCTTCTCGATATCGACGTCAGTCAGCATCAACCGGTCCCAGCGACGCGTACAAATCGCGCAGCCATTGCGTGCCGGTGTTCGCCCGCGCGACCGAGGCCTCGTATTCCTTCAAGTGATACTCGACGTCCCGCCGTGCGCGAGTGAGTTCTTCCGAATACCACTTGTCGGGAGTCCAGTCCTCGTAGGTGCGCTCGCCAGGAGCGCAATCGTACTCCATGCTCTCGCTCAGCTGTTGCAGCATGAAGTCTTTGAGCGCATAGTGCGCCGCCGATGGCGGCACCCACGCGGCGACTTGCGCGAGCAGCATCGTGTAGCGCATCAACATCGCTTGGTTCGTCTTGTTGCTCTGCTCGACGTTGAACCGGGCCTCCTCATTGTGCCGCTGCGTTGCGGCCTTCTTCTCGTCCCCGTCCATGCTTTCGAGAGCTTCCAGGCGCGCAGAGGCTTCTTCCAACGCATCGGCATGATACTTCGACGGCTTGACCAGCGTCGGCGGCGGAACGTCCAGCGGCTCGTCGCGCATGAAAGCGCACGGTCCGAAGGCGCGAGCGCAACGCAGAACGAACGTCTTCAACGAGACGTCGCCGTCAGCAACCACACTTGTGTAACCAGTAGGCATTTTTATCCTCCTATCCTTTGCTCAGCGTTCTTCCGCATAGTCACGTCACTCAGGCGGATCATCGCCGCCACCTGCTCGGGGTCCAGGCCGTGGCGCTCCAAATAGTTGACCGCCTTCAAAACCGAGTAGCGCGCCACGCCGTTGTTCAACGCGTCGCGCACAACCTTCGGGAGGCGATCAAACATCATCATCCGCACGTAGTTGCTTCCGAATTCGGGATCGTTCGCTTCCCCCGGATGAAGGTTCATATTCGACTTCATCGTCTTCCTCCTCCAACCACATGTCGGCCTTGAACTTCTCCCAGTGCTCGCGCTTCGTCTCCACCCGGCGCGGTCTATAGCGCGGGTCTGCGAGATTGCGAGCGACTGGGTTGCGGCGGCTCACCGGAGGTCTCCGTCCCCCAGGATCGTCCACCACAGATACGCGAACATCGCCGCCCCAGCGCCAATGGCGCCGAGTGGCGTGCCGTCCTGTGAAGACGCCCACGCGTCATTCAGTTGGGCGAGGAGGTCGATCACTTTCACTGTCTCCCGTCATTTGGAATGACGCCCGCAGG